TCCACCACCCCTCCCCGGGCAGGCAGCGCAACTACCTGATCGCGGTCGTCAATGCGCAGCTCAAACTCGTCCGACTCCATGCCTGGCTTGTCCGAGATCCGCAGCAGCAGCAAGCGGTCATTGATCAGCGCGGTGATGTCCTTGCGGTCCGCAATGATTCGATACGTTGGTTTCATGCTTACTCCAGAAACAGGAAGCCCCGCACGGGGCGGGGCTTCGTTACGCGCAAAGCGGGGTCAGTCGAACAGCTGCAGCAGCTCGACTGCAGGCGCCGACAGATCGGGCAGCAATACCAACAGGCCGGCGCGGTATGGCTGTGCCTCCTTGGCTAAATCCGGGTTGGCATCAAGCACTGCCTCGACCGTGCCATTCAGATTTCCATAATGGTGCTGACAGATCACATCGAGGAGATCCCCGTCAGACGTTCTGCAGGTCGTTGCCATAGCTCACAAACTCCAGGTTGAAACCCTGTTTACGGGGGATGCCACCAGCCAGCAGGTGGCTTTGCTCCTCTTCGATACTGACCAGGCACCAATCGCCCAGCACCTCGCCATAACCCGTGACCAGCTTCAGTGCTTGCAGGTTGCGACCGATGCTACGCAGCACGCCCAGTTGCTTGATGCCACCTTTGTGGTGGGGGAAGATCGCCCCCTTGAGCGTTATCTTGTCCTCACCCAGGCCCACTGCCTGCTGGGCGATGCTCCGCCGCAGACGCTCTTGGCCAGCCCAACGGAACGACGTTTGACGCCGCAACTCATCAAAGGCAGCGGTGCCCAGGTTGAAGTAATACGGCTGTTTCTTCGGATCGTGTGGCTGGATGATCAGCAAGTGCGGATAAGGCGCGACCGCCTCAGGTAGCGGAGTAGCCGAACCCAGCAGCCCACCGGTAGGCAGCACGTTGGACAGAGACGGGCTGACCAGCCCCGCCACCCGGCCGGCCTGGGCTGTGACCTTGGCCGCCATCTGCTTGAACGTGCCGAGCCGCTCCTGCACCTGAGTGGCACCGGTGACTGCTCGGCTATACATTGACGCCACTTGACCCACCTGAGACTGCGCCACGTTGATACTGCGCACTATCCGGCCAAGCTTCGCGCCGGCCTCAGGCCCCACGAACGGGATGTTTTCCAGCTCGGAAGCCGCACCCGTGATGCTGCCGACCGCGCTATTGAGTGGGGACAGCATGCCATCCACTCCCTTGCGCCCGGCCTCCCCCGCTGAAACCAGGCCGGACAGGGATGCCTCCAACTGCGCCATGTAGGCCATAGGCCCTCCTTAAACATGCGGTTGATCGAACAGTTGAGCCGAAGCCATGCGCGCCGAGGCTTCGCGCTGCCATGCCTCGAACAACTGACGCAGCGGCGACTCGATTTCCCGGACAACCTGCGACGCGTCTTTCACATCGCCCTGTACATCGATCTTGATATTTGGCGAGAACGAAAACGCCTGATCCACCTTCGGAGCCGATACCGCCACAGGCGCAGCCGCTTTAGCTGGCTGAGCCAGTTCGGGCATCCGAGGGGGCACCGGCGCCGACTTGGCCACCATGTCACGCACGACATCACCGAAACCGGCCGGCATTGCTGCCAACTGGGGGATAGGTGAAGGAGATGCATCATCGGCGGCGGGTCTACGTTCGCGACTGTCGATCATCACAGGCACTGGCGCCGTTTTAGCCGGGATCTCGCGCACCGTTTCGCCCAGCCTCACCGGCGGCGTTTCCGGCGCCGGTTGCGGTTGCGGTTGGGCTTGCGGTGGCACCAGGCCTGCACCCGGGAAACGCACCTTGTTGGCCGTCAACGCCGGCAGCAGGTAAGGGTCCTTGGACTCGGGGTCACGCGGGTCATACGACACCTCAGGCTCGGTCGGCGCCGGTGTAGCCACGGATCGCACTGAGCTGCCCAACTTCGGTGCTTCCTGCAGCACAGGCTCAGGCACAGGGTGAGGTTGCGCCGGCGGCCGCACCAGCGGTGCACCAGGGAAGCGCACCTTGTTTGCCGCCAATGCCGGTACGAGGTAAGGGTCCTTGGACGCCGGGTCGAGCGGGTCATACGACACTTCAGGCTCAACCGGGGTCGGAGTGGCCACGGCTTTTACCGTATCGCCCAACCTCGGCAGTTCCTGCAGCGCCGGTGCCGGTTCAGACTCGACTGCTGGCTCAGGTTGCACCGGAGCCGAAACGGCCACGGCTTGCATCGTCTTACCCAGTTTTGCTGGCGGCCCCTGCACGATCGGTACGGCTTCGGCTTGAGGCGCCGGTTGCGCCGGCGGCCGTACAAGTGGCGCACCTGGGAAACGCACCTTGCTGGCCGTTAGCGCGGGCACCAGGTACGGATCTTTGGACGCCGGGTCGAGCGGGTCATACGTCACTTCAGGCTCAGCCGGGGCCGGAGTGGCCACGGTTTTTACCGTGTCGCCCAGCCTCGGCAGCTCCTGCAGCGCCGGCGTCGGTTCAGGGTCGGTCACTGGCTCAGGTTGTGCTGGAGCCGAAACCGTCACGGCGCGCAACGTATTACCCAGCTTCGCCGGCGGTTGCTGCTCGATCGGCTCGGCCTCAGGTTGAGGTTCGGGCTGCGCCGGTGGCCGCACCAGAGCCGCACCTGGAAAACGGACCTTGTTGGCCGTCAGCGCGGGCACCAGGTACGGATCTTTAGACGCCGGGTCGAGCGGTTCATACGACACCTCTGGCTCGGCTGGCACAGGGGCGGGCACGTTGCGCACCGTGTCACCTAAGGCCGGTACCGGCACCGCCGGCACTGGCTTGGTGGCAGGTTCATGGTTGTCGATCACTACCGGCGCTACGAGAGCAGCTTTTGGCGCTGCTGGTAACGGGGTCGAGGTATCAACCTTGGGAGTTGGCTTGTCCTCATGCGCCAGTGCCAGGGATACCCGTACCGCCTCCCCAGGCGCTGGCGGACTTTCCGGTTTCGCCCTGGCTTCGGGCTCGGGTTGCTCATCGCCAAACCAGCGCTTGCCCAGCCACCCGCCGATCGACTCGCCGCCCATGCCGCCCAGTACAGCGCCGACGGCACCGCCGACTGCAGTACCTATGACCGGTACCACCGATCCAATGGCCGCTCCAGCAGCCGCGCCTGCGAGCGCTCCCGCAAGGCTGCCCGCTGCACCACCGTACCCCTCTGCCTTCTCATCCTGAGAACTGGCGTTCAGTGCGACATCGATCGCAGCAGCACCGGCGTCAACAACATTCCCACCAGGTAGTCGCCTGGCAAGACGCGTAACACCATGCACCGAGCGAGCAACCCTCCCCAACTCTGCAACCCCGGCCACCATCTTCGGCGCAGCTACTGCAGCAGGTGGCTTCACCGGTGGCGACTTGGGCGCTTCAACCTTCACCCCAGGCCGGGCTTGGGGCGCTTGCCTTGCCTCTCGTCTGCGAGCCCGGCGCCGGCTTCTACGACTACCCCGGGCAGGTGCTACAGGCGCGCTATTTGCGACGCTACTGCCGATCCCGCTGAATGCATCGGCATTGACCACGAATACCCGCTGCGTGTCATCCCTGCCTGCTAGCGAGTCGTTCCCAGGTGCCGCATCCTTCGGCGTTGCTCCAAACACCTTACCCAGCAGGCCAAGGCCGGTATCGACCACTTTGCTGCCCGTCTTAGGCAGCTCAATGGGCATACGATCGCCACGCCCCGCCCGGCCGGCCATCCTCTCCAGGCCTCGACCTCGCGCGATGTTCAACACACCACGCCCGATCTTGAATGCGCTGGATGCAGTCTTGAGTGCGAGGATGGCCGCCACGGTACCGGTTATGCCAGCGACGACAGCCGGGAAGCTGTCAGACAGCGAGGTAATGCCACGGGCGACGGCAGTCAGGCCTTTGGACGCCATATCAGTTGCCGGACGGATAGCGTCGCCAATGCTGCGCATTGCGTCGTCTGCCGCCTGGACCGTCTCGGCCCACTGCTGCGCCGATGTTTCACGGCGCTCGGCCAGGTTCTTGTCGAGGATGCCCGAAGCTTTTTGCGAGTCGGCCTTGAGTTCCTCATACAGCCCCCTGTTCTGCCCGTAAGCAGTGAGCGCCGCCTTGACCTGCATGTCGGCGAAGATATCGCCGGTACGCAGGGTCTTTTCCAGAGCGTCCAGCGCCGCTTTGGCTTTCTCGGGGTCGACTTCCTTGTCGATCTTGGCCTTGGCCGCCTCGATCTGCTTGGCCTTCGCGGGGTCGGTCGCCTCGACGTACCTCATGGCCAGGGCCATGGACGCCTCAATGACGTTCATGCCCTTCTGCAGGCCGGTGTTCAGCGAGGATTGATAATCAATGCCAGCATCTTTATAGGCCTTGACCACCTCGCCCGAACCGATCTTCTCCATCCAGTTCTTGAAGTTGTTCGCCGCTTCGTCCGAACTGCCGGCGGTCTTCATCTGCACCTGCAGCATCGAGCCGAGCGAGGTCACCGCATCCAGCCCGGTGATCCCGTTTTTCTCCATGCCGGCGAGTAATTGCGGGAACCACTTGGCCATGTCGCTGGCCTCGAAGCTACCCGCCTGGCCTTGGTAGGCGATCGCCTCCAGGGCCTGCTGCATCACCTTCGGGTCGCTGATCTTGGCGTTCTGCTGCAGCGCCTGGATCATCGATGCAGTGTCAACACCCGAAGATCCCTGGCCAATAGCGAACTTGGCCGCGACCGGGGCATACGACAGCGCCTTGTCCAGCTCCATGCCTGCGCCGACCAGCTGGTTGACCAGGTCAGCCACATCATTGCGTGACATCCCTGTGTCTTTGGCCGTGTCGATAACTGTTCGGGTGAGCTGCCGCTCCTCCGGCTTGTTGACGATGTCGGCCTTGATCGCAATGTCACGGATGATCGCTTGATAATTCGCGCTGATCATCGTCGGCACTGCGGCCATACCCGTGGCAACTACGGCCTGGCCGATGTTCGACTTCATCGAGGCCTTGCCCGCCTGCAGTTGCTGGTGCCCCTTGAGCTGCAGATCGGCGCTCTTCGCCTCACGCCCCAGGCGCTGATATTCACGACTGAGGCGACCGACCTCGATGCCCTGCTTGCGCAAGGCATCCAGATTGCTGTCCAGCTTGCGCAGCAGCTTGTCGGCGCCGGCAGCACCACTGTCGTGCGCCCGCTTCCACTCTTCGCGCAGCTTGATGGTTTCACCAATGGTGCTTTTCAGCACCTTGGCCCTGTTGCCTTTGGCCTCCAATTTCTGGATGCCGTTCTCGACCGTTTTGAAGGCTGCGCCTACAGATGAGGCGACAGCACCCCCGATCACCAGCGATAACGCTAGCCTGCTTGCCATCGGTGCCCCCTGTGCAAGCTTAATCCGTGAGCCACCAAACCATGTCCGCGTAGGACATGGTCTGGATCTCTGCTGCCGAGAAGTTCAGCTCAGCCGCAAGTCGCTTGGCCGCTTGCTTTTGCGTGGCCGGATTAAAGCTCGTCGTCTCGCACCAGAAAGTTGTAG